GTTTCCCAGTCACGATCGGGGGCTTCTGTAAAAACTACTGAGCAGGCCACACCAAAGGCAGTTCAAAAGGTTGATGGCAAGGGCATGAAGAACTTTGTTGACAAGGCTGTTGAACTTAATTGGACTGAGGATGATGTGAGGTTCTTTGTTGGTGATATGGGTCTTGCTGACAACACCCAAACAGAAGAACTAACAAACAAGCTTATTAACGCTATTAATCAAAAGAGGGGTAATTAATGGGAGACTTAACAACAAACTTTAGTCGTCATGAGTTTGCTTGTAAGTGTAACTGCGGGTTTGATGACATTAGTCTTGAACTCGTAGATGTGCTACAGGACTTAAGAGAACACTATGACAAACCAATAATCATTAACTCTGCTTGTCGTTGTGAAAAACATAATGAGCGAGTAGGTGGTGCTAAGGGTTCTAAACATAAGGAGGGCATTGCTGCTGATATAGTTGTTAGTGGTAAGTCTCCTAAGGTGGTTCATGCTTACTTGATTAACAAGTATGATGGTAAGTATGGTATTGGTAGGTATAACACGTTCACTCATATTGATGTGAGGAAAACAATTGGGAGGTGGGGGTAGTATGTGGAGTGTAGTATTAGGTAAGTTGTTTGGTATGGGGGAGAGCTGGGTTGCTGCTAAGAATAAGCAAGCCACAGCTAAGGTGGAGGCCGATACAGAAGTTATTGTGGCCAAGGCTAAGAGTAAGGCTACAATCGCTGAGAAAGACGCTGAGTCGGCTAATGACATTGATTTGATTACTGTTAAGAATAAGAACGAAACCTATATGGATAACTTCGTTATATTTACATTCTTAGGCACTTATATAGCAATGTTCATTCCGCCATTACAACCATACGTAGCACAAGGCTTTGAAAACTTTAAGGACGCTCCTGAGTGGTTCCAATACATCATGTATGGTATTGTTATCAGTGAGCTTGGCCTTAGGCGTATGTTCATGCGTTTTATGGATGCTATTATAACAATGAGAACAGGGGTGAAGTAATTGTCTATTAACAACAAGATTATGGATGCGCTTGGTGGGCAGGGTTATACGGGAAGTATTAACGAACGAATCCAAGCAAACCTATTAGACTTATATGGGGAGGCCAATATTAATGTTGGTCTTTCTAAGGCAGGGGGTTTTAAGAGTTATGTTAGAGGGTTGATTGGTGGTGCAGAGCAATGGGCAGCGCAATTAGATGGGGCTACTAAGTATTGGCAGTTGAGTGAGCCTATAATCATACCAGCCAATGTTAATTATGAAATTGGTTTTTATGCATCAAGAGCCTTAAATGACACCAACCTGCTTTACATTTTTGGTTACTCTTTGGGTAACGTAGATGCTCAGCACAGGTTAGCATTATCGTCTGGCGTTCCACAAAAAGCATACGGGATGGGCTTTGTAGCGAAAGACTTTAACTTTAACGGTGAGGGTCAGTTTACGCTAACTCACAATGGCACATCAAAAGTGACGTTTATTGACTTCAATACTAGCTCCGATGCTTTTAATGACCAAACAATAACGATAGATAGGCTTATGGGACCGTGGTTGGGCGCTGACTCTGGTTACTTAAATGGGTATGTGCGAGATTTCTATGTGAAAGTTGGCGGGGTGGAGATTTTGCGAATCCCCCTAACAAACAAAGAACAAGGCGCTACACAGCTGGCGACCGTCGGAAACATTAACGCCACTATGATTAACTACACGGGTGATGAGTGGGAGAGGCCATAATGACAACATACGCAATAATCCCACAAGAGCAGTGGGTCGATGAATTGGTAGAGCGCTTTCCAAACGCTCCACTTGTACAAAATTACAGGGTGCTTGTGTTTGCTGATGCAGAGGCAGCGCAGTTAAAAGCTGATTATGCAGAGCGTGGAATAGTTGAGTTGTCTTTATCCGGCGAGGTTATAAAGGATATGGAAAGCGGCTTAAAGCAGTGGACTATCTTGCAGGTGGAACCTTTAAGGGGGGTTATGAATTACTTTAATCCTCCAGAGGTACTAGAAGATATGCTAGGAAATAGTAAATAACAAGGCAGGTGTTTATGTCAGTAAGTGTTAGTTATCAGGCAGTAGGGTTGCTGTTAACTTCTTTACTTGTGTGCGGGGGCGGTGTAGCTGCTTATGTAGATGTTAAGAGTGATATTGCTGTAGTAGAAACTAAGATTGATGCTGCTCAAGATACTAAGCGGCAAGTAGATAAGAACAGGGAAAGTATCGTTAAGACTGAGGCAAGGCAGGAGGGAATTGAAAAGACGCAGAATAGGCTTGAGCGTACAATGGATGAGATACTAAAGGAGATGAAACTAATGAACGATAATCTTATTCGGCTTGAGCCTAAGTAAACGCAAAAAGGAGGGGGTAAGCCGCTAAGCCTACCCCCAAGTATTCTATTGTTTATAGATACCAACTGCTTTTCTAGTAAAGGTGCAGTGGTTACATATGATGAAGTCATCTAAGGCAACCTCTTTAGAAGAGTAAACATGGTTCTTCCTATCTGCTAGGTTAACCTGCCTACGTATTGCCTCCTCTTTAGTAACCACCTCCTCAGTCCATCCATCTGGTGTTGGATATACAAAAGATAAGTTAGTCTCCATAATCAATCTTACTGTTAATAAATCTTTGTTTAAGTGCTTCCATAGCACCTATCATAGTGTACACATCTTTTTGGCAATACCAACAATCAACAACAGTACCATCAGCACAGGTCATTGTTATGGCTATTGTCTCAGCTCCAGACTCCTTTGCAATCTTAGTTATGTCTTCAAGCCTGTCCAACACACCTTGCTCTACGCAATCATGTGGCTCTGGCAATAAAGAAACAACTTTAGATTGAACAAGCCCCTCCGTCACATCCGTCTCCTCTTTCATCTTCACCCCACTTAGGCATATCTGCCTTTTGTCCAAATAGATAACCCTTGTTACCAACCTCAGTACCACACCTAGGCGCTTCATACTTAAACCAGTATTCATCAGACATATAATCAGGCTTCTTCATAACCACCCCATTACGTCTAACAGTGTAACCATCAGAGCTAACCTCTAGCTCATGCCCCGTCAAACTCACTTCCTTTTCCACATCTCTTTAAAAATACTTTCATAATCACCCCCAATATCCTCTAACAACTCTAAGGTTACGTGTGCACTTGCATAGCTATCATCAAAGAATCTTACAGTAATATTAAACACGTCTCCGGGCACCTCTTTAATAATACAACTTTGAACCAAAAGGGGAACATCTTCCTCATCTACCTTAGTGGTCATCCTACCTCCTTTTAAATAATAAGAAAAGGAGAAGCATCCTTACCTCTCCCATAACCACCCCCAATACCCCCTTACTAAAACTCCTAAGGCACACCTTATATACTCCGATTTTAGGTGTTTTTCCCAAAATTATTTTAATTATTTTATAAGACGTTCATATTTAAGGATTTTCTTTTTTCCTTAGAAAGTAGGTTTACCCTGCCCCTCTTCTCAGCACCACAACAATCACATTTAAACCTATCAAACTTGCTAAGGTTTGTATAAGCATAACCACTGTGCGTCCAACTTGTACTCCCACAGAAGCAAACGTTGTCTGTTTCATTGTGGTACATATCAAGGTTAGGGATTTGGTTAGACCAAGGTGCAAGCTTGAATGCTAGTTCCTCAAGAGATAATACGTCATACTGGTTGTACTCTCGCATCTCCTCCCAAGCAGCCTCATTGCCAATCATACACTCTTTCCAAAGGTCAAACCCCGGGAACTTGCCGTGCTTGAGCTTCTTATACTTAACACAAAACTTATCGGTCATGTATTCAAGCTTATTGCTAGTAAACCCGAAATGACGCTTAGCGATTTGTAATGTATCAATATGCTTATAAGAACTTGGTGGCTGTAGGCCATGCCTTAAGAACCTAGCATTAAGTTTACGAACATCAAACTTCTTACCGTTCTGCGTGATTACAATATCAGCTTTGTCTAGCAAGTTCCATATGCCAACAACTAAGTCGTGGTCGTCAATCTCGTTAAAGACGCTGCTTGCGCTTCCATCAAAGAAGCTACGACAATCATCGTAAAGTACCTCATCAGAATCAAGCCACTTAGCAGACCATGATATGACAGCCCAATCTCGGACAGTCATGTTTAAGCCAATATTCTGTTGCCACAGTCCCCAGTGGTAACTTAAGCAAGGTGCTGTCTCAATATCAAAGGTGAGGATATTTGGGGCTGTAAGCCTCTTGGTGGGCTTTTCTTTACCACCCCCTACTAACCCTCTTCTCTTTAATACATAATGCACTGTAGACGCCCTAGAGCGCGTTCCAAACACAGCCTCACTTATATCCCTGTGAGCAGCACCAGACAGCTTAAGTTCGCATATAGCCAACTCTTGTGCTTCTGTTGTTTTCTTCATCAAATCTCCTAGAGTTCATCATCAATATAGACGATATTTTTGCCTTTTGATTTAGCATACTCAATCTCTTTAGTAATCCCCTCACTTTGTTCCCAACCATCCATCATGAACACCCAAACAGCATCACAACTGTCTATATAAGCCTTGTCAAGCTTTTCCCAAAATGAGAAGTGCTTAGGCAAGCCGTACATGTTTGACATTGGGTGGCAATGTACAATAGGGGAGAATACACACAACCCCTCTTTAAGGAGTTCGTTAGTTTTCTCCATCACCCTAAGGTAACGAGCCTCACGTAGAGCCTTGTCCTCTTCACTATCCGTCTTAGCGTTTAAGCTGTATACACTAGCTAGGTATATCATAATCTGTTCTCCATAGTTATAACAAGGTCATTAAGACTCTTCCCACTCATCCAATCCACCACTCATACCGAAACCAGTGTTACTAGAGTTACGGTCTCCAATCCAACTGCTGTCATATTCTCCCACTACCTTAAGCTCCTCACTTCTATCATCCAACTCAGGGTGAGTTCTGGCCCCCTCAGCTAAAAACATTGCATTACACATCATGTGGTCTACGTGAAGCAGTCCACTCTCAGGGTCTGTGTCTTCGCCAGCTAAATAAGCCGACATGTGCCTAGCCAAGCTATCGCATATCTCAGTATGATTAAGACCTTTGTGCCAATTACCCCTTGCATATTTTTTAGCACCAAATTGTAAGACAGAGGCACAGCCGTTTAAAGCGTGCCTTGCCTCCAACACCATAGACAAAGGGGACTTGCCAGTATTAAACCGCATAGCCCCTTGTTCTGTTTTTGTCATAATTACCTCTTAGTGGATTGAAGCTGAATCAGCAAATGTATTACCGCTTAGCATTTCTCTTCGAACTACCTCAGCACCTTTTACCTTGATGTATTGCAACATCATAAAGATTTTAGTAGCGTCGCCCTTAGAGAACTTTTCAGCATATTCTCTTGCCATCTTCTCATTAAACTTCTCGTTGATATTGGCCATAGTTACAGCACGATTCCAAGTTTGAAGCTTAGTGTCTTCAACATCGTTAAAAAGTGAATAGCCTTTGTACGAATTATTATTGTCCATTCTTTTCTCTCTCTTTGTATACTGCTTTACGAATTGTATCAGGATGATACTTATATTTTAAACCTAGTTCAACGTATGTCAAACCCTCTTGACTGTCCTTGTATATATCCTTAATAGGCATCTTAGATTTTCTAACTCTCTTAACCCTGTTCGGATTAAGCGCCTCCTCTACACTGTCCCCACGTCCAAGACGATTAAGTATTGTTGATACAGGTATTCCCTGTACCTCAGACCACTCAGACACTGTTTTGCTGACGCCACCGTAGACTAGCCAGTGAGAGTTTGTACGATTCCTTGCTTGTTGTTGAGGGTTTGCCCAACGGCAGTTGTCTGGACTATACCCAACATCATTGTCCTCTCTGTCAAGAGTCATACCCTCTGGACGTTCTCCCATGTCCTCCAAGAAATAGAAGAAAGACTCCTTCCACCTATCACAGACATCAATACCTCTTTGGAAGTATGTATCTTCTTGGTGGTGCCCCTCTCTGCACCTTGCAAGCATTGACTTCCAAGAGTTGTAAGTCCCTTTGTACTGAGTGGCATACTTTTTGACAACTTTTCGCCCCTCTTTCTCTTTGTCAGTTTTTTCGTCGTGACACTTGCTGCACAAAACCTGCAAATTATCTAATTCACAAAACATTCTGTCTACAACATCGTCCCAAGTGGTGAACCCCTCTTCCACAGAGATTATCGGGGTTATGTGGTCAACATGTACATTCTTGGTGCGCCCCCTAGCCCCCTCTTTCTTAATGGTTACGGGAACTTCCTCACTACAACCAGCACAAAGCTTAAAGCCACGCCTAGTTGTAGCATTCTTAAGGCACTCTCCAATCGGCCCCCATTTCATTGTACAACGTCTTAAGTTTCCTTTTATGAAGCTATTAAACTTAGCCTCAGTCCACTTACCAGAACACCTTGTCTTTTCACCACTAGGACGCCCGCCTTTGTTTTTGGCTACAGGCAAATTATCCTCCCGTATGTTTGTATTTGGATTATGTAAAACAAGTGATTATTCATCTTTCCTCCTACCTTTAAAACCTCTGTCTAACAGTTGCCCCCAAGAGACACTCTCAGGAAGATGACGTAAACAAGAGGAATCCAATTCATTACCAGATAAAGCATACGATTGATTCAAAGGTTGGCCTGACTCATAAGCAATCTTATAAGCATCTTCTCTGTTGTAATAATCACCCACACCATCAATAAACCCTTGTCCGAATGAACTATCTTTAACAGGCTCCAATACGTGACCAGAGTCCTCTAGTAAATCCATCATATCTTGCATATTATTTAGGAAGTGACCTGCATCACATATAACTAATTCCCGCAGGAATACCCCGTCTTTGTAAACTTTAAACTTATTAGCTGCTGCTAAGATAATCTTTTTAAACCTAGCCACAACTACCTCTCATCAAACATAACATAATTAACAATCTCCTCATCGTCAGTAAGTTCACACACCATCCAAGCAAGTTTACATTGCTCAAGCATCTCTGCTCTGTAGTCGTGTTCCTCCCCCTGCGACTTTAGGTATGTGTCTCTGTAAGCCCCTAAGACAGCCTCAAACATCTCACCCTCTGTATTGGTATTGTCCAACAGGTCAAATGCTTTCACAGGGCCACATGAGGGTAATCCAGGGTAGTTATCAGTAACATCCCCTGTCAACACTTGCGAATAGAAGAACTTTAAGCCAGTTCCACTAATTTTATTACGTCTTTTGTTAAGCTCAACATGGCCAAGCTCGTCAACCTGCATAGGGCCAATCTCGCGCTGAAACCCACTCTCCCAACCATAGTGCATACCTTGGATAATCTTTAAGTCCTTATCCCTAGAGCATATGATTGTTGATAGTGGTTCAGCTTTTGTTTGGTAAACACCTAACAGGTCATCTGCTTCAAGACCCTTAGCCATAACACATTCGTAATTACCACGCATGTACTCTACCAAGTTTAGATAGTGTAGTGGCTTTTCTGACTTACGATTACCCTTATACACTTTCTTCTTAGCAACTGCCTCACGGAAGTTAGCATCATACTTCTCTGGTTGAAGTTCTTTGGCCACCTCTTCAAGTGCAGCCTTGTCCTTGCCCTTTGATTTGTCTAGCCTCCTTTCAACTGCCTTAAGTTTCTTGGCTTTCTTTTTCTCGTCATTCTTAAATAAGAGTTTATTATAAGATAAGAATAGGAGCGGCGGTTCAGTTGCCCAAACCGCTGCACAAATATCCTTAATCTTAGCGTCTAGCCTCTCAGCAACATATTCAAAAGAGCGCATACGGGTTTCCCCTGTCTCCCCATCAATATATTGTCCTTGAACCCCAATCTCATAAGCAAGAATGTCCGCATCAATTAATGGTTTAATACACTACTCCTTAGCAACAACAACAGAACAGCTTGTTACAGAAACTTCTCTTCCGTTTTCATTACACCTAAATACTCCGCGAGAGTCTGATTTATCCTCTACAAGCACGGCTGCAAACAAACGCTTATATTTGCTGCCAGATGTTGGGTTGGTAAGCACATAAGCTGTATCACCCTCTCCCAATAAATTTCCGCTTATATCAAACACCCATCTACTCCTTAGGCTTAATAGCCCCAATAACAAGCAAAGCTGCCAACCCAGTGTACCCAACCAAGTCAAACTTAAGCATGAGCATTTGGTTTCCGCTTAGTGCGAAGAATCCTGACAACATCCAACCAACGATACAAAGGAGGAATGCTAAGAACATCATCACTCTTGGACTATTCCACATCACTATTCTCCTTAGGTTTGAAATCCCCCTCTAAAAGCTTCTCTAAGCGCTCCTGAGCAGTTTTCTTAACAGGTTTAAGGTTATCACCATCTACAGTAAAAGGCTTCTCAGAGTCCGTTACATGGCGCTCAATAGTTTTTGTTGCAATAAACAACTTACGGAAAGCATAAGGGTCGTCCTCACTAAGACGGCTCATGAACTCGCCATAAACATACACCAGATTACCGCGCTTAATACCGTATTGACAATAGTCACTTGTCTCTACAGTACAAAACATACCAGTTTTAATCTCTTGTTTCTTAGTCAAATCTTTCTCCTTAGTCCAACCACTCGTCTTCTGCTTCTTTTGTAGGCTCTTCATCATCTTCTGAATCAGGTTCATCATCAGCCTCCTCAGGCTCACCACCAGTAGGTTCTTCTGTACCATTAAGACGCGCCTCAAGAACACTGCCAGAGAACTCTAAGTTACCCTTAATCTTGTCTTTCAGCCAATCCATGAGGCTTTCAAACACCTCCATATCAGGGTCGTCAAGCTCAAACACTTGCGCTGGATTTACAAGCTCAGGTAACTTGTCCGCCTTACGTTTGGTTATTGTAGAAACACCATTAACCTCGTTGCCCTCTTTAAGCTCGCCGTCCTTAGTGTAGCTGTATTGGCCAATAGTAACCATACACGGCATACCAACAAGGGCTGTGAAGTCTCCGTCACAAGTGTCTTCTGGGTCAATAGCACGATAGCGCTTGGTTGACTTAGCAAGGTCAACATCTAAGTTATTGAATGGAATCTCCTCAGATAACCAACGAGGCTTGTCCTCCACGTCATTACCATCTTCATCCACAATAAACAAATTAGGAAACTCATATGTAATCCTAATCATACGTATTGGGGCTTTCTCTTGCCCCTTATAAGGCCGTTGCTTTTGTAAGCCTAGGTCAATAATACCTACTACACGAGCCTCCTCAGTACCAACCTCCATTAGTGGCTGTTGAACTTTGTTACTATTACCCTTAGGCTTAGGTGCTTTCTTAGCGTTTAATCCCATAATTATAATACCTCTTGTTTAAGTTCGTCTAGTTGTTTTTTAACTATTGACTCTTGAAAATTTGCTTTAGCTTTACGCCAAGCGTAATTACCAAAATCGTCCCAACCCTCTTGGTAAGCCTCCCCTACAAGAGCTTCTAAGCTTTGAATAATTTCTATAAACTTGGCACGCTCTCCCATTTGATTACAACAATTAATGTTTACAAAGTTTTCTAAGTCATTAGCCATTAGCTATACCCCTAAGGACTTCCTCTGCCTTATTGTTTTCTTTAACACGCTCATTTTTCTCCTTAACACAAGCAAGCTGCACTTTTTCAATACCCGCTATAACTTCACTGTTAACTTTTAGTCTCTTACCAAGCGCTTTAACATAGCTTTGGGCAAGGTCGTCTCTCTCTTTTTTGTACTGCTTAGTAAGCCCATCCACATTACTAGTGAATATCTGCATAACTCTCGCCAAATTGAACATCTATATCAAGTTCCCTATTCATTTTAAGTTTATCATTAACACGTTTAATGGCATCTCTAAATGCCTTAGTGCATTTCTCTTGCTTACCCTTTTTAACTAGGGCAATAACTTCATCGTGCATCTGTCCAATAAGTGGAATACCTTTTGCCTTAAGCTCCATAACCCACATATCAAAACAATATACACCACTACCTTGATTTAACGTAGAGAACCTATCTTTATCACTACGTAAACTGTACCAAAATCCACTGATAGGATTCTTAAGCCACTTCTGGCCAGAGAACGTCCTAACAACCTGCTCCTCAGCAATAACCTTAACAGACCAATTACGCTTCCAGTATATCTCATTAAGAGCTTTCGCCTGAGATAAAGGCATTCCAGTCTCTCGGGCCAGTCCCTCTGGCCCCTGCCCATAAATACCGCCATAGTTAACTGGCTTAGCTGTCTTACGACCAGCCTTGATAGTCTTCTTGTCCTCGGCGCCTATAAACTTACCTGACTTATGCCTAGCTTCTTGCTCTGGTGTAAGGTAGCCAGCTAACACAGCAATATCAACATGCGGACAGTAACCCTCCTCAAGCATGGTTTCAACATACTCTGGGTCATGTTCCCACATAAAGTGTTGCTTTGTCCTGTCCTCTAGTGCCGCCATATCAGAGCCGCAAAGCTCATAACCATCTGGCGCTATTAGACAGCCCCTTAGCTCCTCACCATAAGGCTTGTCAACACCGGGAAGATTAACAACAACCCTGTGCTTAAACCTCAGTGTATTGGTAAATCCTTGTATTTTAGCTTGTACAAATCCGTTGCTATCCATATTGTCTAAGAAGCCACTAACTACATCTAGTCTGTGCTTGATAACACCAACTTCTTTAAGGAATATTACAGACGGCTCTACCTCACACAACCTCTCAACGCTTGGTGTAAGTTCTGGTTCATTGTCATCATTCTTTCTACGTACTTGTGGTATTTGGCGTAAGTCGCCTGTATCTTTATTACGTTTGAATTTGAATGTACAAGGAACCCAACCCAACCCTGCTAACCACGCCTTAATCTGCGGGTCTGAGGCTGCATTTGGTTCGTTATAAGAAGATATGTAAGTAATATCAGGTACAGTGTCGTGGTTCTCTGGTACATCGTGCTCCTTAAGAAGAGCAAACCACTTTTCACCTAGCGCACTTAACGTACCATCTTGCTTATAACACTTCTTAGGTTTTACCTTAGTAGTGTAAACAGCCACCTTAGGCATAACTTCCTCAAGCTTGGCAACAGCGTTCTCATGAAGTGCTGTTAGCCTTTCCTTAAGTTCTCTTGCCTTAGGTACATCTAACTTCCAACCTCTTGCCTCTTGCTCCCTAGCACACTGCATCTTAAACATGAGGTAATCAATCAATCTCCAAGCCTCTTCCCCCGATCGTGACTGGGAAAC